GGCCAATGCGGGGCGTTCCTTTGCCCTTAACTGCCCTTTATCCATATCTACCCACCTGATGCCCTCAATGGTGGCAACCTGCGCCGTAACGGCCTTAAATAGCTCTTTCATGGCTTCCTGTTTTATCGGTTAAACAATATTCTATCCAAATCCCGCTTAATCTTAGCACGGATATTCTCCTCCAGCTGTTTGGATTTGCCCATAAACGGCCGTGCCGTCATGGTGAACGCCTTCTTACCAAAAACCTTAGCCCCCAGCCCAAACTGGTGCACCGCTGCATACACCTTATCGGTATAGACTGAAACCCTATCGGTTTTTTTGGTGTAGGTGATGGAATTTTGCAGCTCCTTGCTGTCGCCCGTAAGTATCTTGTCAACCGCTCGGGTGGTTGAGAAGCGACCCTTGTTATCCGGTGCAAAACCGTACCAACTGCTCGCCGGGTCGCGCCGCTTCACATCATCCCACTTAGTGGTGGTCTCATCGGTGAAGCCCTCGTTGGCAAACGACTCCTTGAAGTGGTTCACCGCTTCCGTACCGATGATGTCGGGCAAATCCTGCTCCCGGTATCGGCGTATCTCGTCCAGTTTCTCACGTATGCGGGCATTCAGCTCATCGGTATTCATGGTGAAATGGAATTTTATTGTCGTTTAATTGATTTTTAAATAAAAGGGTTGTATATTTGTAGTCTAACAAGGAGATTCGATAGGAGATGCCCAGGTTGTACCTGCCAGCTTACCTTATCGGATCTTCTTTTTTTATGATAGGGTCTATTCTCTTCAGATTACTATCGTCCAATATGGCATAAGGCTTGTCCTCGCCCGATTTCGTCCTTTTTATGCAGGCCATTCCAACCCTCGTTCGATAGTAAAGCCAGTAGTCAACCTCTGGATGTTTCTGAAAATTGCCAATCATTTCGTCTTCCGCCCATCCGTAATACTCGCCCTCCTTTAATAGTTTTTTCAGGTTGGTTACAGCCTTGTTGCGCTCAACAGCATTGTCGTGGCCCTTTGCCACCATTGTTTTTACCACTGAGCGGGTAAGGGTAATCTCCTTTAGGTGCTTAACGTCAACCTGTACCTTAACATGTTTTCCTGCAGGAATATTTTTTTCCATCCATTTTTTTGCTCGTTCTCTGGATGCTATTACCCTCTGAAATTCTTTCGCAGCCTTTTCCGCTTCTGTAAGAATTACCGATGTAATATTATAGATATCCTCGTGTAACTGTTCCACACTCTTCACATACGGATGCTCCGCCATATTGATAAACTCGGCAGTTTTTCCTGGGTTGTTATCAAATACCGGGTTAACGGGTTGCCCATCCTGTGGAACGGGGGTAACGGGCTTATCGGTTTTGCGCACCCCACATTCGCACCCCCATGCGGAGGGTGGCATGTGCGTATCCCACCACGGGTGCTCTATGGGCAGCACCGTGCCCACGTACTCCTTATGGTCTTTCCGCTTATTGGCGGCGGAGCTCTCCAGGTACTCAAGGTTGGGGTAGAGGTGCGCCGTTTCGAGGCACTCGCGGTAGTAGGCCGCCGAGCGCGCGGCACGCACCGCCATATTGTACTCGGTGCGTAGCCAGTTGCGGTTGTAGTCGCGGTCGATGGATGAGCCCAGCACCGCTTTCTTAAACTCGTGGAATGAGCGTAAATCGCCATTCTCGTCCAGCAGCATGGCGGCAATGTCGTTACCCTCACTGTGCGCTTTGAACGCCGAGAATACGGCAGTATTCTTCTTAAACTCCTCAATAAACGCCTCGTTGCGCTTGCCGAACTCCACCCCCGCCTTTTTGAACGATTTATCCACTCCCTTTTGCAGGGCCGTGTTGGTAATCTCGAATAGGGATCTATCCACCAGCTCCGCGCCCTGCTCACGGTATATCTCCTCCAATGCCCGGGCGAACAGCCTGTTGATGTTCACCCCGAAGTTAATCCTGTCGGCAAGGTTAATGGCCGTGTCGGCCATATAGCCTATCCAGCTCCTCCCTGATTTCGCCCCGCTCCCTTCCGTCGGGGCGACGGAAAAAAAACGGTGGCTCTCCATCAGCTCCTCACCCTTCCTGTTTCCACTACCCACGGGCAGGGTGGGTTTCTCTTCTCTACGGGCCAACTTATCGCCCTCCTCGGCCTGGGGTATTCCGTACCGATCCTGGAAGTAGTATGCCGGTATCTCCAGCACCTCCGACAGGGAAATAAGCTTATCAATGCTTAGGTTCTCCAGCACCTTCGGGAATACGAAGCTGCCCCCACTCACGGGGTACCCCCGTGCTTCTAGTATGGGCATCAGCTTCTTGTTGAGTACGCGTTGAACCATTCGCAGGTCCTGCTTGTTGAGCTCCTCCTCCACCTCCTTGTGCGTTTCGGACTGCGAGCGGCTGCTGCCGTCCATGGTGGTCATGGTCTGCGATAGTATGGATATGAGTATCTGCCTATCGCACGCCTCCACGAAGTCGAGGTACAGCGACGAGTTGGTGCTGCCCCCACCCGACTCGGTGCTCACCTCCGTCTCCTTTGGTACTATGAGGGTGGCGGCTGCCCCTTGGCTGTTGAACGCCTCCTCCAGCTGCTTGCGTGCCTCCACGTCGTAGATGCTGTACTTGCCCACCCGTTTGGGCATGCCGAATATTTCTACCATTTGCGCCCAATCGGAGAAGCCACCCCTTTTAAATATGGCGTAGGGGCAAGCCCTGATGATTACCCCCAGCTTATCCTTGCGGTTCACCACCTCAATCATGTTGGGCATCCCCTCGTAGTCAATAGCCCCCTCGGGGTCGTTCTGCTGTATGGCAATGCGCTTGGTGTCGGGGCGTATGTGTTTGCGGGGTACCGAGTAAACCGCCATGCCATTCTCAGGGTCGAAGGTGAGCTCCAGCAGCGACACGCCCCAGAACAGGCCCTGCATGATCTCCTGCAGAAGGAACTCAAACTCGTCGGTATCTATGAGCGATATGACCTCGTCGTTCTCCTCACCCTCGGCATTCTGGAACGTGAGGTCGGCCCCCGTTACGGCCCGTATGCGCTTGTCAATGGCATCGGCCAGCACACCGTCCAGTAGTAGGTCTTCGTACAGATCGTACAGCTGCCCCATTCGGCCACGGTCGGCGGCCAGTATGGCCGTGCGCCACTTGCCCACGTCCACCCTTTGCCTGTGTACCGGGTGAACTATAACCTGGTTCACCACCAGCTGTTGTTCTTTCTTCTTCGCCATGGCTAAAAATGATTATTGCGTTTGGGATTCGAGCTGAATATTACCACCCCCGTTCTCTCCGCTTCGGGCATTGCGGGCAGCCCGGGGTTCACTGCTCCCCGCTGCACCTCCTTCAGCCAGTCAACGGCCCTGCCGTAGCGGTCTCTCCGCAGCTCCAGCGAGGTGTCCACGTTGCACTTGTTGATATAGTGCCACACGGCAATATCCTTGATATAGATTACCAGCAGCGGGTTGCGGGTGTCGGGGTTGGCCCCGGGTGATTTGGACAGCTCCTCATCCACATTCCATGCGGTGAGGTAGCCCCTGGCTTCGGCAATGGCGGCATGGATGGCCCTGGTAAGGTCTTCCGTGCTGCTGCCCGATATGGCGGTTAGCTGCTCGCCATACAGGTGTGTATTAATCTCCTGTGGTGTTACGTACATGGCTTAACTCTTTTTGTGGTTTATAAACAATGGGAACCCCCTTAAGGGTGATGTTGGTATAGAGCGGATGCGAGTTGATATGCCCCTGCGTGTCGTACAGCTGCACACATCTCATGGTGTCAACGCTCATGTGGTGGCGGAATACACCAGCCACCTTCAACCGCTGGATGTCCTTGCGGGTGAGTACATGGTACCGTCCGCCTAGGAAGTACACGTAGCTGCGCCTGCCATTGCGCTCTGCCCTTTTAATGGCGGATATGAAGTGGAACTGGTTGCCACGCCACTTGGTGCGGAGCTCGACACACTTTGCAATGATTTTGATGAGTAGTCTCTTCATGCTAGTAACGTTTACTGTTTCGTGGTTTGATGCCGGTAACAATGGTGTCGCCGGCTATGGTTAGAACCTTGTTGTTCACAATGAATACCCCTCCCTCCACGGCGTCGGGGCCATCGGCGGGGGCCTTCATGGCCGGGCCAAACAGCTTGAACTGCTCGATGAGCCGCTGCATGTGGGGGTTGTCCTTCTCCCTGATGTTGAATACCAATCGCTGTGTACGCACCAGTGGATCGAGATTTCCCTCTATGCGGCTGAACTTGTCAGGCTTCTTGCGGGTATCTGGTACCACGCCGATGTGGTGTCCACGCTCCTCGCCCTTCTTATGGAACAGCGGCATGAATACCTGGTCGAAGAATGGCGATTGCAGCGAGTTATTCTCGATGTAGCAGTACACCTGCGTCTTGCCGTTCACGTAGCCCTCAATGGCGTAGAACCAGTCCACAAACTCGTCGTTGGTTACCCGATCTAAGTAGCCAGTAATCACGTAGAAGCGGTTGTCCAAGTAGCCCACCAGCCACAG